TGAGAAGCGCACATACGCACCATCTATATTAAGCATCACAACAATGTCACCAACCTTGTCGCTTTCGTTTACTGCCTGCTCAACATCCTTGAGTACATCAAGGGCGTTCTTCTTATTACGCTTGCTAACATTGTCAGCAACTTCTCTAATATCAGTCACTTTGCGTCTCCATAGTTATATCCAATGCCTGACTCACATGCGACAGGTAAGTCTTTGGCCCACGAGGGGGCGGCAGACATTTTCCTCTCAACAAGTTCTTGTGCGTGTGAGCTATCCTCCGCCGGGCATGTGATGATAACTTCATCATGTACCTGAAACGCTACATGATACGACTGTGCTATTGACGCCATTTGTTCTGCGACAACAATCCTAGCCAACGCCTGAACTATGTTCTCTGTAACCTTGCCTCCGTATATACGAGTCCAGTCAACCTTTACATCGGGGTCGCCCATCACTCGCTTCTGCGCTAGCTTGCGGTAGGTTCGGGCATCGTTAATATATTCAAAGCCATCTGATGTCTGCCTCAGTCCTGCGTAGGTAATCCGCAATCCGTTAGGAAGCAGTATGCCCTCGCTATCGTATGGCAACAGGTCTGTTATATTACCGCTACCACCAGACACCATACCTGTCAGAGCATGTCCACATTTGTTCCACAGGGATACAATCTTGTGGTTCTTCTGGCGATACAACCTTACAATACGTTCGGCTTCGTTCTCATCTACATCAACGGAGATACCACCTTGACCAAGTGCCAAAGTATTACGGAACTTTACCGCACCCATTCCGTAGCCAAGCCCCAAGATACAAGTCTTACCAACAAATCGTTCTATCTTGTCAGCCTTAGTGACCTTGCGTCCGTAGACCTCAGAGGCGAACTCACTATATACATCCCTCCCTTCTCGGAAGGCTTGCACCAAGTCGTCCTGTCCTGCAATGTAGGCAACCATCCTCGCTTCAATCTGCGATGAGTCACAGGCTATTAACACATCACCAAGTGGGGGTGTCAGTGCCTTTCGAATCGCACCGTTGCGCGGCAAGTTTTGTAGGTTCAGTTTGTCGCCCCCGCTAAACCTGCCTGTGTGCGCACCATAATAATTAAGCATGATGGGCAGTCGCCCACGCTCGGCAACCTTCATTAGATTTTCCGTGCGCGTTTCCTCAATGGTAGATTTTGTTCCCAGTCTGGCGGCCACGAGATTCTGCACACGCACGTCAGGATGTTCTAGCAAGTTGGTAAACTCTTTGTCGGTCTTAGCAAACGCAAACGATTGCTTACCAGTCCGTAGGCTAGTCTTCATCGGGGGTTCAACACCGACTGTCTTCAACAGCTTCGCAAAGATTTGATTAGACATCAGAGCTTTCTTGACTTTAGCTTCGCTCAATCCAGACAAAGCTAGGTCGTCAATAAGTTTCCGCTTGTCGTTCCTTACCTTCTCAAGGTGTTGCTCAAGCACTTCCGTGTCGAGTTCAATAGTAGGCTCGGTATACATACGCAAGGTCTGATCAATGACCATCAGTTCTGAAACAGGAAACTTCTGCTTCATTATGTTGAACAGTTTGTATGTCAGGTCTACATCGTTGATGCAGTAGCTTGCGTATCTGTCAAGTTCTTCTGGTGTGAAGTCTGCTCTGCGTTTACCCAGAGCATTGATTACCTCATCACCTTTCTCACCCAAGTCATAGTGGCGTACCAATGCTTTCAGTGAACCGCCTACCGTAGAGTTGTGGAAGGGTCTTGCCATAGATAAAGTATCGAACCAGAATCTAGGCTTGATACCGTATAGCCATGACAAGATAGCCCCATCAAACACAGTGTTGTGGGCGAGTATCGCCTTGTTGGAATAGTCCAACGAGTTAAGAAACTCACCCACATTTGCACCACTGTACCAATCGGTAGGATTGTCGTTCACCTTGACACCGACACCTATAACCTCAAAGCGAGGGTCACGAACATAGGCTTCTGTTGTCATCTTCGACAACGAAAAATCCCTGTCGTAATAGGTTTCAAAGTCAATGGTTACTATATCCATACCCTAGTCCTCATGTTGTCCTTTACTAGCCTCCGCTGCCAATGCCGCGTACCCACACATGTCAACATAGTTGTCTATGTGCGATGGGTTCTGAGCTTGGCGTGCTACCTTCAGCAGTAAAAGCATTACAGGAACAGAGTCAGGGTCAATATAATAGCCAAGATAGCTACTCCACAGACCAGAGATTGAGTTAAAGTTACAGTGCGCACACCCGTGTTCTTCTTCTCTTTGTCCGTCAATGAGTTCTTCTGCGGTGAAGAGGACTTCGCTACGAAACCGAGGCGTCTTTTCAGACGCCACCTCCTTCCTTACTTCAGCCTCAAAGACTTCTTTAGGTGTGCCAATACTTTTCATCAGCTTATAGACATAGGGGTATGACACCCCTGTTGCTTTAGCTACCTCCGCAGGTGTAGCAGTTTTATTTTTGAGAAGGTATGCCCACACCTTATCTTTCTTCTTTACTTTTTTCGCCATCAGGCTCTCCTTTAGTTACCAGACTAAAACATTCCACACCTTTACCACAGTGTAAAGAGTAGATGTTTGCGGCTTGCACCGCTTGTTCTGCACTAGCACCCATTGCTAATGCACCGTATGCGTAGTCAGCACCGTAGCCGAACGCACATGGTTTGTTACCCCTGAACACAGAGTGAGGGGATTCGGGATGGAATACATGGACGCCTTCTTTATTTACTACTACCATCTCTGCGCCCATAGGGTTGGAAGACCAGTCCGTTGGACTAGCCCCCCTCTTTATCCACTCCCTTTGTTTTACTATTTCGTTAGCAAAACCATGACCTGTGACTATACAGATACCAAACATATTAGTATTTGCATACCATGCTTTTGATGACTCCCACTTGTGAGTGCCGTCAGTAGCTTGTCTGTCAGTAGCCAGAGTCTCGCCATCCCATACGATGACAGTCATCACGCCTCTCCAAGTTCTTGTTGCCAGTCTTTCTTGAAGACATTGAACCGCCTACGCAACTCTATGCTGTTGTCGTTGCATATCTTATCTACTGCTTTGAGAACATCTGCGCCAGTCGGTTTGCTCTGCATATAGTAACCAGAGTGGCTAGTCTGGGCGATGCCCATCAGCAACTCCTGCGAGAACTCGTTGTCACGCATTGCTCGCTCTAGCTTGTCAAGCCACATAGAGGATGACCAGTCTGGTTGTCTATGATCCCAACGGCTAGATTGATTACGCTCAGACCACATCTTGTCTATGATGCCATCCATTGCATGAACACGAACCCTAGCTTTTAGACCACGCTTGAACCGAGTCAATACTCTGCGCCATTCTTTGCGCTTCTCAGGAATCTCAATCAGCTTGTCGTCAGGGCGAGGGTTAAGACATTCCCCACTTATCATGTCGAACTGTATACCTCCATAGTAAGAAGGTTGTTGCCGCATGAGCGGTGGAAACTCGCTGTGCATAGCGTACATTGCAGACCCACAAGATTCTTCTAAGGTCTTTAGTAGCGGTGTAGTGTGAGCAATACGGTACAAACCTTTGCGATGTCGCAACAGCGAGAACGGCAACCACCTGTGCAAAGCACTAACCAGTGTCTGCGCTTGGCGAGATACTTCTTCAGCTGACATGCTAAAGGTAAACTTGTTGTCAGGTGTTAGTGTGCCAAAGTCCGACGAGCCGTAGCCTGTTACTTTGAACAGAAAATTATCACCGTCTTTATACATCCGTAGCCAACCAGTGATAGGCTTACCTTTCTCAGGGCTACGAACTTTAGACCACAACGCACTAGCTTGAGCGTAGTTCATTATGGTTCTTGCTTCTGGTGTTAGCCAATAGGTCATTCCTATCTCCTATCGTGTCAGTTTAGAAAATGTTACAGCCGCAGTCATGCTGTTGAGGTCAACATCAAGGTTGCTACTGTCCTTGCGATTGCGTTCCACAATCTTCTTGTGTCGCTCTTTGGTATCCTCATCTAGCAAATCCCATAGGGGTTGCCATGCTTTGAGGGCAGGGGCTAGCGTAGAATATGTTTCCATGAGTTTATCCACACCCTCAAGGAAGGAAGCCTCTTTGGATTCCTGTTCGAATATCTTACGGACATACTCTTTGAACTCAGGGATAAGCCATGCCCAACGACTGTCGTTGTAATCAGCCTTAGAGTTACGCCATTGGAACTTGAACCCAGTATCCATCTTCTCAATGTCATTAGGCCAACGCATATCCTTGCTGAACTCTAGCCTTACAGTCTCACATTCATATGCTTTCTGCTTGTGTGTGGCAGTCTGGAACACATCCTCTGGTGCATTGAAGAACCCTTCAAAGTCCAGTGCCTGCTTCTCTTGCATCGCATAGGCAGGTAGTGCATTGAACTTAGCAATGTCATCGGCAGGGAAGAACCCTTGGTATATCTTGTCTGCCCAATGTGCAGGTACATCCGCCTTAGCCTTGTCAATATTCTGCTTGAACATTGCCCTTGCGTTGTTACGGATAGTCTCTTTGAGAGTATCACTAAATCTAACTGTCGCCATTGTCATCTCCTTCTTCAAGATTCTTGAATAATGTTTCGGCATGTCTTGCCCCGTTGTAACCAAAGTCTCGGCGTATCAACTTGATTACTTCTTCTTTGGTATGTCTATCCTTGTATAGATAGAACCTCTCCTCAACATCTATGAGGAAATCTTTTAGTCTGCCCATATCACAACTCCATCTTTACGACCTCACCAAATGGGGCTTCGTCAGAATGTGTTGACACCCACAAGACTGGGTAGTCAGGTGCATCCCCAAAGTCATTGCAACAAAGGTCAGTTAAGAACACGCAAGCAACAGGTTCGATGTCGTTGTCTTGCATATACTGGAACACAGGACTGAACGCTGTGCCTCCGCCACCATGCGGTTTGATTACAGGCAAGTCATCCTGCTCGTAGCAATCATAGTGAGATACTTCACTATCAAAGTAGATAATGTGTAGCTTCTTAGGTTTGTGGTCTTCGGCTACTTTGATTATCTCTGCGGCATACTGGTCAATCTCATCTTGCCCGATTGAACCAGAGCAATCGACACAGAACGCTAGTTCACCAAGCACCTCACCTGTAATGCTAGGAAGATACAATCCTTGTTGTATGAACCTACGGTTAGGTCTTGTGAATGAACGCTCATCAGTCCGTTGCTTTACGATGAACCGCTGAAGCACATCAGCCCAATGTATCTTAGGTTCAAGCACAGCACCGACTAGACGCTCAAGTCCTGCACTCATCTTGCCCATCATCTTAGCGGCTTGTGCTGCTTGGGATACTTTGACTTTCCACTCAGCTTGTTGCTGTGAGATTTCCGCAGGTGTCTGTCCACCGTCCTGCACATCATCGAATGGTTGTCCATCACCACCATAACCCTGCCCATCTTCAGGTGTCTCAGGCAGTATGTTGTAGATGCCATCGCTTGTGCCGTTACCTGCGTTGTAGATGTCGTCACTAAGCAAGCCACCTTGCGGCATCTTACCTACGCCTTCATCACTCAGCAGTTTGTTGATTACATAATCACCTGCTTGATTCCAACGGAATCCATCGCGCTCACCTCTGCGTGTTGTATGCTCAAGCATTGGGTGAAAGCACTCATGTGCTACAAGAAACTTAAGTTCCTCATCGTTTTGCTTGGCAACAAAGTCAGGGTTGAACCGAACTTCTTTACCATTAGTGCAAGCAGTTGGTATGTTGTCGTCAACTATGAACGGCATGTTCATAGCGATTGTGCCAATGAACGGATGCTCTAAGATCAAAGCAGTCTTAGCTTTGCTTAGCCTTTTTTCTATATTCATTTATCATCTCCTCCTCAATGGAATCATCAATGTCCTTGCGTATCTCAGCAAACAAATCTTGTGCCGCACTATACGGCATGTATTGCAAGACAAGCTCCACAAGAACATATTGCTTCAAGTCGAATAGACGGTCTTGAAAGACCGCCCACTCTGCTTTCCTACTCTGTAACTCAGCTATCTCCGTTAGTGTCATTTGTTACTCCCATGAAAGCACCCATGCGTTTCATAATGTCGCTAGCTTCAGCCGCTTTGTCACGGCGTAGGTCAGGGTTATTACGCAACGCTTCAGGGTGATTGTTAGCCAATGACTGCTCAACCTCTTGGCGCATAGCCTCAAGGTCAGGGTCATCAGTAAAGTTCAACCTACTCAGTATCGAACATACATCCTTTGTGTTCTCAACCAAAGTATCACGGAACACAGCCTTTGGGTCGGCTAGCTTTT